TTCCAAGATTTCGTTTTCGTTATTACTCATCTTTACTCTCCTGCGTGGATTGCTTTAGTTTATTATTTATAAAATCAAATCTTTAGAAGGAAATCGTTCCAAACTTTCAGGACGGTTTCCTCTAGCTTTTTCTTGTTTGCGGAAGAAGCAGCTTTGTTGACTTGTGCTTTGTAACTCTCTAACTGTTGAGCTTTGAGAAGTCCGTTGTCCCAAACCCACTCAACTCCTTCCATGATTCCGTTTACGAAAGCATCTGGAGCTGAAGGATCCGCTACAATATCTGCGGCAGTTGCAAGATAAAAGTCATCTTGGACTTCGTTAATACCATTTCTTGGCTTCAACGAACCCATGCCACGTGAAGAGACACCAAGTTTAACACCAGAATTGATTAAATTCTTAGCGATATTACCCATAGGTGTATCTAATATTTTGGCTTTGCCGATATAGTTGTTTCCGTCTTTCTCCAAACCAACAATCATGTGTGAAACACGATCTAGGTTGATTGTAGGACCAGCAGGATGACCTAATTCGCCCAAAGCGCGATTGGTGCCAATAGCGTCTTTTCTGTAGCGAGCAACTTCGCGCTCCATTACAGCTGAAGGATATTTACGACCATTTCTATTTACTACTTCAGCTTGTAGAAATGGACCAGTGATATAAAGAGTCTTACCACCAGCTTCGTTAGCTTCAGTAATAATCTCTAGATCTTCGATTGTTTCGGTAATAAGTTTCATTTCTTATTCCTTATGCTATTGTCGATTGTTTTTTCAATTCAACATACACCGTAGCATTATTAGCGTAGGTAATCACAACGTTGGTAGTTGGGAATTCAGTTTGTGTAATACCAACAACGTCAAAATCCCAATTGCCACCACCTGTTAGATTGAACAGCAAAGTTCCGCCAGCATTATCACGACCAATCGTGACATTACCTGACCAGTAAATTTTACTGATTTGCAAAGCGGTTACAGTTTCAGTAGCATTACTATTAGCACTGGCAAGAGTGATTGTTTCTGTGCCACCGTTTGTAGAATTGGCAGCAATTCTAGTTACAAGTTTGCCTCTTGGCTGATTGATATAGATTGGCATATTAGTTCCTTACAGCAAATGTGTATTTTTCATACCAGCTTTACGCAAGTGATGCTTAATAACATTGCGTACATCTGAGTTTGGTTTATCGCTTGCGATTGCTTCGATCTCATCAAACATAGGTTTGTGGTCGACGTGCTTAGAAAGATGCTTAACTGCATCTTTAGCTTCAACACGATCGCGCATCAATTTCTTTAGTCCGCCGAATGCTTTAGCATGACGAGTTGGATTGCTAGAACCCAACTCACCACCGACGTTTACTTTCTCATGTTTGCCGAATCCGCCAGGAAATCCTGGACGACCTGACTTGTTCTTTTGCGTGACAAGGTTTTCGCCTGTCTTGCGCATCAAGAATGCAGCTTCGGTCATGAATTCAGAAAACGATTTCATTGTTTTACAGTTCCACCTTGAGCAGTTGCGTATTGTAGCTTGTCTTCTCCTGGCTCTAGGCTTGCAATTTTGGTTTTGTCTTTGCCATGAGCAGCACGGAACTGTGCATCAGTCGCAACTGGATGACCGACTGTTTGAATTTGATGAGTGATTAGTGCTTGCCAATCAGCAGCGTTCTTTGGCATTGCTACTTCGTTGACGACTTCTTCGCTCACTTTGTTTCGAGCTGCGAGTTTATGAGCAGGGTCGGCGACTTTGGTTCCGACTCCACCTTTTTTGTCATAATCATAGTTATGATCTGGAACATCTCTGTGAGCTATTCCTGCTTTGTCAGCTGCTTTTTTTGCAACCGCATTATCTCTATCTTGAAGTCTACTATGTGGTGAAGCGCCACCGTCAGACCGCGAAGTCGCCCTGTGTACGCCAGCTGCCCAACGTGCACGTCCAAAACGTTGCGATGCAAGTTTTGTCAAGGCTGCTTTGCCCCTTGGAGTATCACCGATTTCATCAAGAGCTTCAATTTCTTCTTTGGTTAGTTTTTTGATAGCGCGATTAATACCGCGATTTCGATCGCCCATCTTTTTAATGTTTGCTTCTCTTTCTTTTTCGTGTTCTTCACGATCATCTTCATTCGGCGAGTCGTCCCACGCGCTATCTCCACGAGCATCATCCCATCCTTGACTCTGACCTTCTTCGCCATGTCTGTCAGCATAATCGTCCGTTGCTTTTTTGAGATAAGATCCTACAGTTTTCTTGCTTAGTTCGGCAATTTGCTCGACTTCTTCTTTACGCAGAAGTTTGAAATCATGGGCATCAATTTTACCATTTTTATTTTTGTCGATTTTATGCTGTTTGCCCTTCAGCTCTTCCTCGACCTTAGACTTTTTTTCGTCTTCGTCTTCCATGTCTTCTTCGTCGTCATCCATTTTCTTATGGCTGGATTCGCCGAACATAGAAGCGCCAACTTCAGGACGCAGAGCTTCGATTGCATCGTATGCGCGGACTTGAAGCTGAGCATTTACAAGTTCTTGGAACTTGAGTGCATTCTCTTCGACCGCTGCATAAATTAATTCTTTGATGTCTTTCATGGGGTTTCCTTTATTAAAGTAACACTATATTTAGTAAATTATTCAACTTATTGTTGTTGTTCTGGTGGCAGTTCTTGATCGCCTTGCTGGCCAGCTCCAGGAGGTGCGTTCGGATCTTGACCAGCGTCAATTAATGCTTGTTGTAGATTAATATTGGCTTGATGCTCTTCGCCCATTTCTTTATCAATCTGATCCATTTCTTCTTCTGATTGATGTAGAACTTTGGTACGCATATATTGGTGAGAGTAATACTTGCCAACATATGGTTCCATTTGCTGAGCTAATCCCAAACGATTTGTTAGAATTTCAGCTTCTTTTAATTCTGTAAAGTAACCATCACGCATAAAGTCAAAACGAATATTGCTAAAGATTTCATTTGATTCTTCTTCAGAGATAACTCCTTTGAGAATTAATTGTTTCTTTAATGCTTCTTTGAATAGATTAGCAAAACGTAGACGCATACGGTCGATGAACTTGCCGAACTTCAACTCATCGCGAGTAATCTCAGCAGCACGACCAAGGTTGAAACCACCCTCGCTTTCTAGACGAGAAACTGGAACACCGAGCGACTTGTACATTTTCTTCTGGAAGTATAGAACATCGTCGATTTCGCCAAGGTTCTGACCGCCAGGAAGTGTAGTAATTTCTGTACCCTTGCCACCTTCGCGACGTGGAAGCCAGAAGTCTTCTAGCATCGTCATAAACTTACGATCGTCGCGGATGTCACCAGTTGTAGCATCATACACTAGACGGTTCTTGTGACGAACCATCATGTCGCGCAGATATTGCTCTGCTTTAATCTTCGGTAGATTACCGACGTCGATGTAGAAGATACGACGTTCTGGAGCACGCGAAATACGATAGATTACCGTTGCGTCTTCTAGGGTGCGTAGTTGGTTAAGTGGTTTGATTGCTTTGTGTAGATAGGATAGAACCATCTGATTAGAAGCATCCATTAGACCAGAAGTCACATGAATAATTGAATCAGTAGCAATACGAATACCAGTTGAGCCAGCAGCAGCTGGTTGATAACTTGTTGTGCTTACGCCAGCACGAGTACCGCCAGAGAAACCACGCTCAGAATACATGTAGTATTCTTGTTTAGTTTCTGTGGTATGGACTTGCTGACCTGCAGTTGATGCTTGTGAGTTTCTACGAACTCTTTTAATCTCGCGGATCTTACGGATCTTACGCGGATCGATGTAGCGAATTTCTTGAATACCTTCGCGTGGATTCTGTACGTCAATAATCGCATGATAGTATAGTCTACCATCAATATACCAACGACGAACGATTTCGTAACCGCTGTTATTAAAGTCTAACAACTGAACGATATTCTTAAACTCTTCGCGAATCTTATCTTTTACTTTGTTACCAAACTCTAGATCGTCTAGGTTGATATCAACTAACTTATAATCTGAGTCGTACGAAACGAACTCGTTTACAATATCATCAATCGCGGATTCAACTTCTGGTTGAAGTGACATCTCGCGATACTTGGCAACTAGATCTGATTCAGTACGAGCTGAACCTTCAAGATCTAAGTATGTGCCAAAGACGCCACCTTCCGCTACAACAACCGCAC